ATCTTGTCAGAAAGAACATTCTTTCTTTACTGACAATCATGTCTGTCCCACTTGTACTCAAGACTTGAGTGAAGAGTTTAGACAGACAAAGATTGCTGAAGGTGAAGGTGAATTAACCAATCTGCAGATTGGTCTTGAAGATCTGCTGGATACTATCTCGAAAGAAGAGGAAAGGGAGAATGAATTCTCAAGACTATCGCAAGATGTACTTAAACTCAACGCTTCTATTTCTCAATCTAATTACCAGATTAGTTCAGTTAGAAAACTCATCTCTGATATCGAAGGAGAGATCAAAGAACTAGAGGGAAGTAACCCAGACAAGAAAGCAGAGTTTGTTAAACTTGAAGGACTTGTTAAGAATAAAAAAGATTTGGGTGGTGTACTAGCAGAGAACAAGAAAGATCGTGATACACTGTTAGTAGCATCGCAGTTGTTGAAAGACAACGGGATCAAGACTAGGATCATCAAAACCTATCTCCCAGCGATGAACCAGATGATCAACCAATATCTCCAGCGTATGGACTTTTATGTCAATTTTACGCTAAATGAGAACTTTGAGGAGATCATCAAATCTAGATATCGTGACGTTTTTTCATATGATAGTTTCAGTGAGGGAGAAAAATCTCGTATTGACATCGCTCTGTTGCTTACTTGGCGTTCTATTGCTAAACTTAAGAATAGTGTGGATACTAACCTCCTTATACTAGATGAGATCTTTGATAGTTCTCTAGACCAGCAAGGAGGCATGGACTTAAGTTGGATCCTTCGTAACTTTGATGATAACTCTAATGTGTATGTCATCAGTCACCGTGAGAATCTAGACGGCAAGTTTGACAGAACACTAACAGCGGTGAAGGAAAAGAACTTCTCCGTCATCCAGGAGACAGTTTCAGAACTGGACTAGGGGTGCCTTCGGGCACCCTTTTTTCGTATATACTAATGGCATCAACGCAAGACCAGCATGTCATCCCAGGAGATCAAAGGCAACCTCGCCCGCCTACTAGCTACCGAGAACCTCATTGTAGAGCACCGCAAAGTCCCTACAGCGTCCTTTGACGTTGAGCGCCGTGTGCTGACCCTTCCCAACTGGGATCGCGCTTCTAGCGTCGTCTACGATATGCTGGTGGGTCATGAGGTGGGTCATGCCCTCTTCACTCCTAACGAAGACTGGACTGCTGAACACGAGTGTCCTAAAGACTTCATCAATGTGATTGAAGATGCTCGCATTGAAAAGTTGATGAAGCGTAAGTATCCTGGTCTGCGTAAGTCCTTTGCTGGTGGTTATAAAGAACTGAATGATGCTGACTTCTTTGGCATTGAGGGTGAGGACTTTGATACCTTCAGTTTGATTGATCGTATCAACCTTCACTTCAAGATTGGTGCTAGTGCTATGATCCCCTTCTCTATTGAGGAGCAGGTGTTCGTTGCTCGTACTGATGTTGCTGAGACTTTTGAAGAAGTCTGTGAGATTGCTGTTGATGTGTACAACTTTAGCAAGCAAGAGAAAGAACAGGAGAAAGCACCTGAAGAAATGCAACCCCAACAATCCACTCAAGGTGGGGGTGGTTCCACTCAAGAAGGGGGTGAGTCGCAAGAGAATACCAACGACAATGCCAATGAAGAAGGTAATGCTAATGAGAGTGCCCCTGTTGGCAATCAATCTTCTCAGAAACAAGAAGGTGGAGAAGAGATGGGCGATGAACCAGGCGAGGAAGGTTCTGTAACTCAGGACAACTTTGACAAGGCAGCAGAGAAACTGACTGATCGTTATGCCAACAATCCTGTGTATGTTGAGATCCCCGATAGTGTTGATCTTCCTTCCTATATTGCTGACTGGACCGAAGTCCATGACTGGATTGATGAGCAACGCGAGGTCTTCATGTCTGGTGGTGGTGATATTGACCGCTCTGATCGCTACGATGATGTAGATAAATCTTACATGGAGTTTCGTAAGCAATCGCAGAAAGAAGTAAACTATCTTGTTAAAGAGTTTGAGTGCCGTAAGTCTGCTGACGCTTACGCTCGTGCTGGTCAATCTAAGACTGGTGTTCTTGATACTACTAAGCTTCATACTTATAAGTATTGTGATGACATCTTTAAGAAAGTAACTGTTGTTCCTGACGGCAAGAATCACGGTCTGTTGTTCCTGCTTGACTGGTCTGGTTCTATGCAGCGTGAGATCTTGGCGACTGTCAAGCAACTGTTGAACCTGACTGCGTTCTGTAAGAAAGTTCAGATCCCGTTTGAGGTCTATGCTTTTACCAATGAGTTCTATGCTGTTCGTCGTATCAAAGAAGGTAAGGACGAATATATCTCTAATGATGAATACTATGCCAAGAAGAATTGTGAAGAAGGTAAGATTTTCCTTCAGAAAGATATGTTCCACCTGATGAACATGGTTTCTTCTCGTTCTAACTCCAAGAATTATGAGCGTCAGTGCTTGAACCTGTATCGTGAGGCATATGCTTATGTACAGCATGTTTGTTATCCCACCACTGTTGGTATCGGTCTGTCTGGCACTCCCCTGAATGAGGGTATTGTGATGCTCAACTACATCATCCCTCAGTTTAAGAAGCAGAATGATCTTCAGAAGGTCAATGTTTGTATCCTGACTGATGGTGAATCATGTAATAGTTCTTATGGTCGTAAGCATTACAACGAACATACTGATGAGTATTATGTGCGTCCTCGCCGTCTTGATTACAGTACGATTCTTCGTGATCGTCAGACTGGGCGTGTATACTCTATGAATGATGGTTGGGGCGAGATGACTAACACCTTCATCAAGCAACTGAAAGATCGTAATGCTGGTGTCAATGTGCTTGGTTTCCGTATCATGGGTGGCAGCGGTCTGTCTGGTTTTGTCAGCAGTTATGCCAGCATCGCTCACTACGATCAAGTCCAGAAACAGTGGAAAAAAGACAAGTCTGCTGTCATCCCTTTCCCCAAGAGTTACACTGCTCTCTACGCTATCAGCAACAACGCTATTGACGAGGAGGTTGAATTCAATGTAGAGAGTGGTGCTAAGAAAGGTGAGATCAGCAAAGCATTCAAGAAGATGCTAGGTTCTAAGTCCACCAACAAAAAACTCCTCAGTTCCTTCATTGAGTATATCGCATGACTTATACTAAAGGAGATATTTTTCTCCACAAATATACACACAAGTTATACATCTTTGATGGTAAGGTGTGGCGAGAAATTGTCCCGAGTTCTTACCTGGGAGACCAGTTGCCAAACCGTCCACTCACCTCCTGACACCACCGCCTTTTGCCCTATAATAACTACATCAACGCAAGACACCAATGCCTGCTAAGTCCGACCTGACCACTTCCCAACTCACCTCTTACCTGTCCGAGACCTATGGTAACGATATCAATGCTGATCACGTTCGTTCTGCTGCTGATAATTTTGGAGTGACCTATGCCACTGCTGTCAAGCGTCTGCGTGATTTCTATGTCCGCCGTGGCACTTGGAACCTGACTGTTGCTGAGAAACTTGAGCAGACCTACCAAGCACCCGCTGCTGTTCCTGTTACCGATCAGGAACATCAGAACCTTGTTCCTAGCAAGGATGACAATTATGTCCCGTTCGGGAACTTTTCTGATGTGAAAAAGATCATCCAATCTGGTATCTTCTACCCGACTTTCATCACTGGTCTGTCAGGTAATGGTAAAACTTTCTCTGTTGAGCAAGCATGTGCTGCTCTAAATAGAGAGCTCATTCGTGTAAACATTACCATTGAGACTGACGAGGATGATCTTATTGGTGGTTTCCGTCTTGTTAATGGCGAAACTGTCTGGCATAATGGACCCGTCGTGGAGGCTCTTCAACGCGGAGCTGTGCTGCTTCTAGACGAGGTTGACCTGGCATCCAATAAGATCCTGTGTCTCCAATCTATTCTTGAGGGTAAGGGTATCTTCCTGAAGAAGATTGGTAAGTATATCCAACCTGCTGTTGGTTTCAATGTGATTGCCACTGCCAACACCAAGGGCAAGGGTAGTGATGATGGTCGTTTCATCGGCACTAATGTGCTCAACGAAGCATTCCTTGAGCGTTTTGCCCTGACCTTCGAGCAGGAGTATCCCACCCCTGCTATTGAGAGCAAGATCCTGAAGAAGGTTGCTGCTTCTCTTGCTGTCAATGATGACAAGTTCTCTGAGAACCTTGCCAACTGGGCAGACATTATTCGTAAAACTTTCAAAGACGGTGGTATTGATGAAGTGATTTCCACCCGTCGCCTTGTTCATATCATGCGAGCATTCGCTATCTGGGGTGACCGCATGAAGGCGATCAAGGTTTGTGTCAATCGTTTCGATGATGAGACCAAGCAGTCGTTCATCGAACTCTATGATAAAATTGATGCTGACGTTCAACAGGAGGAAGAAGATGCCCCAGCTCCGTTCTGATAAATTCCACGGTTATGTAAATCATCTTGCCACTCTTGACAGTGGCAAGACTGTGAAGATCCTAGGTGGCGAGGGTCTGAAGTTATTTGTCAAAGATCTTGACGGCAACGTTGAAGAATGCTACCATAGTAATATTCAACTTATCTGGGATCGCTGAATGGCAAACAAATATAATGAAGATGCTCTACTTCAAGAGCTACGTGATTACATTTCAGGAACTTATGGACAACACTACTCTGCTGGTAATGACAGCATTCAAACTTTAGACTTGATTGAAGCATGTGGAGATGCTGAAGCATTCTGCAGAAGCAACATCCTCAAGTATGCTTCCCGCTACGATAAGAAAGGCACTGCCCGTCGTGACATTATCAAAATTCTTCACTACGCTCTGCTTCTTCTTCATTTCAACGACAAGTCCTCCATCACTGAAACATACCCTCAATGAGCAA